TAACCACTACCCATTGTATCAACGGTAATGGTTCCTATGTTAATTCTACCTTCACCATCAATAGTAGGAGGTGAAATGGTTGCTCCACCTGGATTCTTGAAAGATATAGCAGGAATGAAGTCATATCCACTACCACTGTTAGTAATAGTGACAGAATCGACCATTCCAGTCTCATCATTAACTGTGAGACTCAATTGAGCAGGTGTACCGTTAGGATTGGTGGGTGCAACAACAACAGGGATTGGTGGGTTGTATGAAGAGTATCCTTGACCACCATCAATCAAATTGATGTCTTTAATACCAGCAATTAGGGATTTGGCAGTTGCATCCGATCCTGAATTACTTGTAATAGCAACTTTAGGTGCAAAATCAAGTCTATACTTAGATCCACCAGTTTTAGGAATTAAACTGGTTATTGTGCCATTATCATCAACCTTAGCAATTGCTGAGGCTCCTGAACCATAAGCAGGAGGAGTATATTCGACAGACCTAATATGAATAGCATCAGCAGCTCCAATTTCATTTTTGAAAACAACTTTATCTTCAAAAACGGTGAAATCGGTGTAAGGTTCTTGTAAACGACCATTTTTATTAATTACGAGTCCAATTTCGGAAGTTGGAGTATAAGATTGGTTATTAATTCTTAAAGGATAGAATTTAGTGCCTTGCCACTCTGTATAAGGAATAGAATCACAAGTTTTGATCGGTTGATCCGAATATCCGACCAAATAAGTTACAGAAGTGAATTCTGAGTCATCAGATCCAATTTGATCTCTAGGTGCTTCTGCAAAACGTAAATTAAGACCTTCAACGTAGTAATCTACGTTTGGTACCATCATTGTGTTGTAAGCAGTCACAATTAAGTGCTCTGCTGAAGGAGGAGCGACTGGAGTACCTAAAAAGCTTAATGGGAAGATGGTTTCAGTGCCATCAAACAATGTAAAGGGATTTTCTAGTTGTTGCTTCTTCTTATTAAACTGTGGATACGAAATACCTGGAGTAATGATAACATCAGGACCACGAGTGACCCTTTCGTAGTAAATTACTTCATTATCAATCATTATGGAGCCATTTTGCTCCTGGAATCCATCGATGCCCTCAATTTCGATCTTCTCATCGTACAGACCGATATCCTTCAGCAACTTCGTTGCAGAGTCGAGTTGATCTGAGGTGTAACTGTCTAAATCGAGATATCTCAATAAGTTATTGAGAATATCGTAAGGTCTACCTGTTTTCTCTTGAGACTTATAGTATTCAAACAAGAAGTTGACTAATTGTCTATCTTCTTGGCGAATAAACTCAGGTAACTGATTTTCGACCCGATCAGAGACGTTGATATTCTTTAAATGAGGCATCTATCTTAGAAACAGGATTCGCTAACTGGATACTCGAAAGTATCACTTGGGTAATCGATAATATTTATCCCACTTGTGTCACCGTAATTATAACCATTAAAGTTATTAGGATCGAAGGTGGGGATTGACACATCGTTGATTGTGTAGTCAATTGGATTGACTTGGGGGTTAAAGATCGTAGGATCTACTCCTGGTGGGATTGCAATTGATCCACCAGCAGGTAATACTTGAATTGGCAGTCTAGTAGTGCCATCTGGGGTGCCCTGAATCGCTACAGGACCAACACAGACTTGACCACTGCCATAATCGACGCTGCCTACTGAAGGATTGAGGGTTAACTCAGTCTCATCTCTCACGGTAACCAGAATTAGGTTTCCACGACCATCATCTCTTATGTTGACTGGTACCAAGACTTGATTAGCGGTACTTGTGCTAATTCCAGGTGTTGAAACCTGTGCAGACGTAGATCCGTCGCTCAAAGTAAGATTTACAAGATCTTCTGTATATCCAGTGGCATAAAATGTCCCAGATTTGACTACAGAGAAAGAAGGCTTACATTTTCCACCTTCTCCATCGCCATCATCGTCTGGAGTGCCAGCTAACCCAGTTGGATCATAAAGTGGGTTACCAAAATCTAAACATTGTGTGAAAACTTGCCCAAAAGCAAATTTATCAAGATTTTGACCCAAAGTCATTTGAGTTACGTTACCAGAAATGGCATTATCGGCATTATCGATCATTGCACCGAATTTAGATCCGTCTAAACGGTTTCCAAACCTATTTGTGGCACCATTTTTGTTAAATGCGTCAATTCCTTGTAAAATCTTAGTTCCAAGTTGAGATCCAGTCAAACTAGTGTCATTTCCGTTGTAATAAACGTAAGATTTGGGAATAACATAGAAAATAGTTGGGTCAATGATGACTGGCTCGATAGATGCGACAGAATACTTCGCTAAATCCTTCTTAATCTTCGCTTTTGTCGTTTCATTGAGCTTAGTTCCTGTTTTTGGTCTAATTGCAACGTAAACTTTTCCATAAATCGGTGGATTTAACTTCTCACCACCAAATGCAGTCACTGATGCTGCTTGAGGGTAGATTTCAGAGACAATATGCTCAAAATCATTCTCTGTAACTGCCCTATTCTGGGTTGCATACGCTCTAGGTGCTCTAAACTTGACTGAAAGTGATGTTTCACGATCTTCACCGTCTTGAGCAGCGTCTTTAGTGGTCAAACTAATGGAATTTGGGTTAACTACACGATTATCGGAGTCAATTACGTTACCAATGAAGTTAAAACCCTTCGCACCGTTTGCTTCTACCCCATCTGTAGAGATATATGTGATAGTAATGTATTCTCCATCGATTAATTTACGTCCAATTGACCCATCTCCGAAAACAAGACGGTATCTCATGTCATCAGTCTCTTCCAAATAGTAAATTCTGGAAGTTCCGTCAGAATTTGTGACATTTGCTGCTGGACTATAGGTATCTGTCTCTGAAGATTGCTCAGTTGGAGAAATATCTACTGTCAAAAGACCTGTATCTACCTTTTCATCAGGAATGACGTACTCTTGACGCTTTGTATAGTCAACTGTATAGTTATAACTGAGTAAATTACCCTGATATACCATTACATTATCAAAAGTTGCTAATCCTGTGCCACTATCTACAGGCACTTGGATGTCTTGAGTCAATGCAAAGGTATAAGAATCAAAATCATTGTCTGCAACAAAGACATCACCCTTCTTTAGGGTGGCAAATTCAGGATAACTAGTCCCACTTAGTCCAACACTAGTCTGTGCAAGGAGTTTCACGCATGCTCTAGGTGCTTTAATTGACCTAGGAGTGTAATTTAACTGCTTTGCGATCCTTACAATGTTGTCTCTGACCGTTGCAGTCTCTAAAAATGCTTCGTTTAACGCCATGTTAGCGTTAAATGCTGTGTAATATGTGTTATACGCAAGAATATCGATCAAATATGATGCAGAACTTCCCTCAAAATCGTAATCAGTAAACTCTTTTCTAGTTCTGAGGTACGATCTAATCGATTCTTTGATCTCAAAGAAGTCTAACGACGTTAATTGCGATGGTATGGCTGCCATTTTATGCCTTTTCTAGTAGAAAATCAATATTTTGCACTTGTTGCTGACCAACAATAGTGTAATCTATCGAAATGTGGACTGAATTTATATTGGATTCATCACGAAGTCCGACTCCAGTGCACCTGACACGTGGCTCTAGTCGTTTAATCACGTTAAATATTTCACTTTTTATGGTATCGACTGCGAATGGATCCCATGGTTCAAACAAAAGCATCTTAACTCTTGACCCAATCGAAGGTTGAAAAGGTCTTTCACCGAACATAGTTAAGATGAGGTTACGAACAGACTGCTTTATAGCATTCTCATTCTTAACCACACCAAAATCACCAGTATTAGGATTGTCTTTAAAGGAAATTGCTAAATCCTTGAATCCTCTACTAATATATTTCTCAGATCTGAACCTATAAGAGGGCATTCTAACCTACTTTTAAAGATATTTATCACTATATCTTTTATTTATAGGGTTTTCCGACTATTTACCTTGACCCCTATATCTTTTTCTTGCTGCATTACGAGAAGTGGCAGCTAATTTTGTGTTTTTTGAGTTTCCTTGTCTAGTTTTCTTTGCTGGAGGTGCTGTATACCCACCAGTTGAGCCGTATAATGCCATTTTTGGTTAATAAACTACTATGATGATAGCACAGTTGCATGCCCCCACGCAACCACTGATGAACAAGGGTAACTAAATCCTGAAAAACCAACTCCTAGAGGATCTAGGATACGTGCAATCGGTAATTTCAGAGCAAATACTGTTACAGTTGTTGCCATAAGGATCCTAGTATGTCCTACACCACCCCCATCTTCAATTGTAAGGATACTACAAGGGATTGGAGTGGGAGTTGGGCATACAGATTTACCACAAGGACACATGTACACAATAATATTAGTACATACTGCTATATGCGGTTGGAATGTATCCCCATGTAACATAATAGGAATACGATTTACCTGCACAGTTGCCCTATATGGGGTTACTGGAAAGATTGGAATTAATGGTTGAGGAGGCCACCAACAAGTATATTCCTTAATTACGATAGAATATGGTATTGGTGTACTACCACAAGATTGTACAGAGTGAATAGTGGACGGTAAACACAGTCCATGACCACTATCGGGTAGTCCATTTAGAGATGATACTGGTAAAAGATATCCAAATGCCATTTATAACCTCTTAGGGAATATAGTATCATTTAATGTGGTACCATCTGTCCAAGAATCAGTCTCATTACACTCATCAAAGAATGGGTTACCATAGTTCTTAAGTGATCTACCCAGTGCTATTACACCACCAGTTAACCAATTCCTTACAGTCATTTTACCATTATAAGCACCGAGTTGTAATCGAGCAGTTGATCCAGATCCTGTCATACGTTTAGGGTTAATAGCAATAGAAGCATCCATACATTTATCTAGTGCTAAACAAGGGTTATTGTGCAATTCAGGAACGTTACAATAAGTCTGACCTGCTAGACCATTACCATTTGCATCATAACCACAGTATACAGTAAGGGGACCATCAGATGCATTAACTCCCCGCACGTATGTATCCCAACACTCATTAGGTGGCACACCGTTAGTGCATGTTGCTACAGTCAATGCAGTATAATCCACAGAATGCGGTGTACCTGCT